CGATACCGTCAGGACGGCAGCGTTAGGCACGAGGCCAAGGATGTGGTAGGTGTCAGGCGTTCCAGCGGTGGTGAAGCCCGGAGCGTCAGAGACGAAAGCAGGGAGGCCAAGCGTACCAGCCTGTCCTTCGTACACTGCGAAGTCACCAACATTGCCAGAGGCAACAGAGAGCTGTGCTTCAACCAGATCGTGGAAGGTAGCACCGTTCATGCCCCAGCCGCGAATGCGACCGAAAGCATCTCCGAACAGAGCGCGACCACGGATCAGAGCCGTGTGGTCAGCCGTTTTGTTGGCACCCGTAGCGGCGTAGTCGTAGTTGACAGCAGAAACGTTGCCGAGAGCAGCAACAAGAGCCGTAACAGCGTCGTTGACCATGCCTTTCATGGCTTCTTCTGCCATGTTAGGAGCCAAGATCAGCGTCAGATCTTCAGGCGTACCGCCGATTTTCTTGAACGCATCACGGGTCTGCTGGTAAGGACCGTACTTGCGGTTGAGTTTTACACCGATTACTTCGTCCTGCGTCAGAGCCGATGGGGTCAGCGAGGTAGAGGTGTCAGTGGTGTCACGACGCGATACACCGCCAGAAGGACGGTCAAAGAAGCGAGTCTTGTCGTACTCACCTTCGCGTTCGTTGGTTACGAGACGGATCACGCCGTTGCCATCCTGATTGAGGATGTCTACGTTCTGTGCCAGCGTCTCTACAAAGAGTGTTTCAAAGAGTTCGTTGCGTACAACGAAATCCGATGCTTTTCCGATAGCCATTGTTTCTTATCAGTTAGGTAGATTCATAAATGGTATCCCATCACCTTTGGCATTCATGTAGCCATGCTTGGCGATATAGTCCGCCTGCTCAGGTCCAGTCATGTCGCGCTTGCGAAGTCCCGAAGGCGGGGCTGTGGATATATCCTGACCGGGGCGGCCTGCCGTGCTGGTGTTGCGAGCCTCTTGCTTCAGATAGATTTTGTAGGCATCATTAGATGCCAGCTCTGAGGCAAAGGCTTGCGGGGAAGTTGAGGTTCCATTGACAGTTAGAGAGCCATTGTCGTCAAGGCCAAACTTGTCACCAAAGTAGACTTCCGCAGGGGACGGCTTACCAGCTTCAGGGCGGGTGACAAACGATTTGTCAAACCCTGCTTCCTCAAGCACGGGGCCAAGCTCACGGAACTTTACTCTTTCCTCAAGACGCTGTGCGCGTTCCTCTACCTGCGTCAGCTTCTCGCCAAGCGGTTTAAGGTGTGCCGATTCCCATTGGGATCGCAGCTTGTCTTGATCTACGCTCTGGCCGCCATGTGACTCAAGCACTCTGGCGATAACGGTTTCGTCCTCATGTGCTTTGTCCTTATGCACATGGTTGGAGAAACGACGTTGGATCTCGTCTTGGATGGACTGCCCAAAACGCTCCTTTGGAACGTAGGTGGTTTCAAGTTCAGATTTAGAAAGAACGACTTTATCGTCGGATAGCGGTGTGTAATCATCGCCATCTTTGACGTAATAACCCTCAGACATCACGATTACTTGTTTGTGCGCCATCGGTAGCGCGTTACTCGGAAAGCATCACCGCGTTTTCTGCCCTTCCGGGGAGGCTGGTCCACGCGGGTAGACCAATTTGTGTGAAGATACTTAGAAGGCTAAGTACAACGCAATAAAATTTGAAAAAATAGTTAAGACTTTATCACGAGGTTGCCATTCTTGTCCTCACCAAGCGTGGTGTACTTGTCGCTGTACTCATACCCAGGCCATCCTGCGCCCAAAAACTCTACTGTGGGCGGCTCATAGACACGGTGGCAGGGCTGACCCGTTTCGGGGCATTCCTTTAAGGCAACGTATTCTTTCATGGACTGCTCCACCTCAAAGTAGGTGCCGTCCTCGCGCTTGTATCCGTAGGTAGCCATTATCCCTCTCTAAATTCTAAGTGGCAGCGACAGTTGCTCTTGCAGATTCTCTCGCCGATGTTTACCAAGGTGCCAATAGGCACCCACCCCTTGTTTGCCTCTGCGACACACTCCGAGCAGTGGTCAGCCTTGGCAAGAATGCTTTTCTCCTCTGTGTAGCCACGCAGGGCCATCTCCTGACGTAAGGCAGCAGTGTACGAAACCCTACCGCTCTGTGCATATAATTGCACCCTCCTTCGGAAGCGACCGTCAAGTGGCAAGCCACGCTCTATCTGCTGGGCAAATCGTCCAAGTCGCTCATACTGGAATCTGAGCTGGCTCCCGACACGGCCAAAGTCTGCCTGGGACATATGCTCCCAGCCGCCACGAGCCAATGCACCGCTGATAAGATGAACATCCTTTAGCGAGGAACGCATCTGCTCCTGCCACTGCTGCACGTTGATGCCACCACTAAGCAGCAGCAATGCTGTCTGCGCCATCTTCAGGTCATTGCGGTCAAGCACCTCATCAAGCCAAAGGCGTACCTCCTCAAAAGATACGAAGTTGCCGTCCTCATCTATGTAGCGACCAGCAACCTCGTCCCAAGTGTATTTACTTTCGTCACCCAAGGTCTTTTGCTCTTGCGTCAAGAAGGTCCATTGCTACGTCTGGTGCATTGGTGCGCCACATCACAGCAGCACGTTGGATGTCTTTCTCGCTGATTGCAATCAGCTTGTCAAGGTCAGCTTCGGTCCATTTCTCTGCTTTGCCGCGTTTCATAGGCACTGTCGGATTGGTTCTTCCATTGCCTCGGCCACCATGATGCAGTCCATGCGGTCAATCTTGCCAGACATCGTGTCTACACGATCCTCAACAACTTCCACGCGCTCAGGAAGAGAGTAGACACTGGCAACAGTGTAGATAACTACACCGATGCCCGTGATCGCAAGGACAAACACACCAGCGGCAGCTTTTATAGCGCTGCTGATAGCAGTGATTTGGTCCATTAGAGTTCTTCAGTTACAATTTGGTCGGTTCCCGCATCGCGAACGCGGCGGATTACATCGTCAGTGACACCATGCCGTGCAATCTCAAGAGCAGTCTCTGCATCAAAAAGGCTACCAAGGGCAGCAAGGCTGTTAGACTGCGATTGTGCAAGGCTCTGGATGTCAATCGGGCGGAAGGAGCGAGTGCGCTCTACGCGAGCATTGAGCCACTCTTCAGGACGCTCAGGAGCCACGAGCTGTGAGGAGAGGAACATCCAATCATTCTCACACTCATCCACAAGGTCCGTTAGGATGGACAGGAAGGAGGTGCGGCCCGTGGCCTCATTGTAGGCAATCTCCGTGGCACTGCGCTCAATGTTGCTGCCATTCATCCGCTGGTGGTTCGTGACGTAGTACTGGCGTACCTCGTCGCTGAACACCTTGTATGCCGTAGCACCATTGTTGGCATCAGGGCTGATGAACTCCCAGTCACCCAAGAGGCCATTAGCACCTTCAGCAATCTTTGCCAGGGCCTTGTCAAACTTCTGCTCGTCTCCCTCGCGTAGTTTCAGGCGCGGGTGGTTAATCACGCGGAAGTTCCAACGTGCATCTGAGAGCAGGTTGTACAGCATATTGTGGTCCAGAGCCATCTGATACCCCACATAGCGGCCCATGACCTCAGAAAGGCGCATACGGGTGAACGGAATGCGCTTGCGAAGGCGATCTGGCGTAGACCAAAATGGGAATGCCCACTCCTCCTGTGCATCAAGCACCAAGGTGCGGCCCTCCTTCTGCTTGTCGCCCTCCACTACGCGCCAGCGGCGAAAGCCGTTGACATCGTACTCTGTGTACATCCGAACCATCTCTGCCTTCTTATGCAGGTCAGGGCGGATCATGCGTGTCTCTTCCAGTAGCAGCCAGACGGGAATGCCGTCCTCATCGTGCCAGTCTACTACGCGCTGCGGATCAATAATGTGTGTGCGGGGATGCTCTGCGCTACCCAACTCTGTAAATGACCAAAAAACGTCATCTACAATGAGGTTGGTCATCATGCGTGTCGTAGCGGCTCCCCAGTTCCTTCCTGTGCCGTCAATGTCATGCCACATACGGAAGAAGGTGCTGTCTGTGTCAGCAGGGTCGCCCAGGGGGTCCCCATAGGACCGCGTTGCTTCGCTCTCAACGGCCTTGATCCCGCCGACATACGCTTCTATCAGCGTAGACATATGTGCCGGGAAACGAGTGATGAAGGCCCTCTCACGGAAGGCGTCGGCAGACTCTCCCAGGGCGCGGCGACGAAGGTACGTGCCGTTCTGCGGACCACGAATGCGGTCCTGCCTGTCAAAGTCTACTGTGACCTCAGAGAGGCGCTTGCGCCCCTTGATGCCGCTAATATCCATGAATGGCGAGAGCGTACGCTCCTTACCTGCCCCCGATGCAGGGTCTGCCATTCTGCTTGACTCTATCTGTGATACCAGTAGAGCGTCGCCTGTAAATTGATCCCTCGCGAACTGCCGCTGATAAGCTTCCACATCGTAATCTGGATGCTTGTTATCTACCCAAAGATTGGACATATCAAATAATGTTTATGAAAGAGGCACCCGTACCTGCCTTTGGCTTGGGATCGTAGATCGCCAGCTCCAAGGCATTCCTGCGGTCAGGGCTTCTCCTAATCAGCGTTTTCAGTTTCTTCTTGTCGGCCACCTTGCGGCGACCCTTCGTATCCATTGTGTATGTCGTTGATGCCAACTCCTCTATAAGCATACTGTCGTCGGGCACGGCACCACCTGCCCTTAGCCAATCTGCTAAGTCAAAAGCCATTTCACTTCCAGCATCTGCGTAGTTGTCGGAATCAGTTGCGGGAGATTGGAGGTGAATAGGACGTACCCTAATTCCAAGTTGCTGTGCCAAGTCCATGTGTGACAGGGCATCAACTGGAGAAGCTCCGAGTCCAATTTCATCTATCTTTACCTCTATCTCTCTATCTGTGTCGCGGCGAAGCCGACGAACGGTGTCTACAATCTTACTGGCAACCTGAACGCCATCTGACCCTTGCAGCACCACAGGCTCCATTGCCCAGTGGCCGCGAATAGGAAAAATAACGGTTTCATCGTCGCCAAAACGGGCAACGTCTACGCCAAGCCGAAGAACGCCCTCGCGGGAAACATTCGGCCATCTGTCTTTAGACATCTCAATAGTTTCAAGCCCGTATACCGTATTGTCGCCGTGGCCGGGGAAGTCCCCCATTACACGAACGCGGTATAGCGGGCTGTCCTCGCCCCATTGGTCCCTCTTCTGCTGGCACCACTTTCCTGTGGCAAGACCGGGAATCTGTACTTCGCCCGTTACATTGGGGCTGTCCCAACTGCTGATCTTTATGCAGTGCCACGATGCTCTATACTTATTGAAAGCATCAAAGAAGTGCCCACTCATCTTCGTACCCTGGGAGGCCATTACCATCTTGGCACCACCAGCCATATTCCCCTCCATAGCGGAAAACACAGCATCCTGTATACCAGAAGCCTCGTCAAGTAGATACATCACATGGGGTGAGGAGATACCAGCAGCATTTTCAGCCTCCTTTGCAGAGAAGCCGAAGATTTGGTTGCCGCTGGTGAATGTTAGGCCCGTGGCGGGATCAAGTGAGGGCGGTTTTATACATACCTGCTGGAGGATCGGGGTTCGCTTGTATGCTGCGCGGATCTCACGCCACGCAATGTCCTTCACCTGATTGAAGGATGCCGCAGATAGGGCAACACGCGCATCCTCCCCCAAGAGGTGCCATTTGAAGGCCCACCACAGGGCCAATACCATAAAAGACCGCGACTTAGAAGTCTTGTGACCTGAGCGAATAGCAACTTGGTCATTATCTCTGACGGCACGTAGCAGCTCGCGCTGCCTTGACCATGTTGTCTCACCCAATACATTCTCAGCAAACCATACGGGGTCCTCACACTTCTCGGCAAGGGCCTTGATGTCATCGGGAGTTGGCATTAAATCAAAGAACTATATTTTTCGGGCCGCGATGATTAGCTCATCAAACGCAGACAACTCCTCGCCTACGCTGGACTGCTTATAACCACCGTAATGCTTCATTAGGCGGTCTAAGGCATCATCTGCCGGGTAGAAGTCAAACTCCGTCCCGTATTTTGTCGGCCTCATCTTCTTCAGGAGCGACCCGTAACCCTCTTTCTGCATCTGCTTGACATCAAATACATATTCAATGCCCAAATGCAGTTCGCCCTCGCAATGAGGACAGGCAACAGGTACCTCCCGCAGGTATTTCATGAGGTCCACATCAGCAATCGCCGAAAACTTGGCGATCACCTCTTCCATCGGCATCCGCAGTGCGTCTGACTGGTCAATTAGCCTACGCTCTACCTCAGCCCAGATGTGTTCCTTCTTAAATATCTTGTGAGCCTTAACCTTCATCGCACGGTACGCCCTTCCGTCATCCTCTTGGCCCTCTGGCACCTTAGCGCAGTAGTAGCCAGCGGCTTCGTAGGAGCGGACCTTGTTCCGATAGGTCTGGCTCTCTGGATCAGTGTATAAGTCCACCAGCTTGGCTTCCTTATCTGTAAACTGATCGTATGTCTTTAGTTCGTGTCTTTCAGGCATCCCGATCCATGTATACACCTTACTGCGCTTAATCTAATCTTCACAGAAATACGGCGCAATAAAATTGAGAAATAAAGTTGCGTGGTATTATAGGTGGTGCTATATTGCAGGTGTCGTGCAATTCCGCACGGCATTTTTACGTGTAAAGAGGTAAGTACTATGGCAAGAGGAGTAAATAAAGTCATTCTCGTCGGCAATCTGGGACAAGACCCAGAGCTTCGCCACACAGACTCAGGAACCGCTGTCTGCAACATCCGACTCGCAACGAATGAGTCCTATAAGGATGGAAATGGAGAGTGGGTTGAGAGAACTGAGTGGCACAGCATTGTTGCCTGGGCGAGACTGGCTGAGATTTGCAACGAATATCTCAAAAAGGGATCACAGGTCTACTTTGAGGGCAGCTTGCAGACTCGCAAATGGCAGGATAAAGAAGGGAATGAACGCTATACTACCGAGATCAAGGCCAAGGAGATGATGATGCTCTCTGGATCTGGATCTGGTGATGGTTCTACTGGTTCCCCACCCGCTGTAAAGCCGTCTACCAAGGAAGTAATAGACGACGTTCTACCTTTCTAAGGGGAAGCCTCCGCCCCACGGCGGGGCATATAGTGCAGGGTTTTGATTTACGTCCCTTCGCTGTGTGTCCCGCCACCCTTTTAGGGTGCGAAGTGGTTTAGACCAGTAGTAGATCCTTCGTGGAAGCTACTGGAACCCCGGTTCAACTCCGGGCGCATCCACAACTGAGTATGGGCAGATAAACTCATGCGTGTTCTACCTAAACAAAACCACCAACGGGTGAGATAAGGCAGTTAGTAAGTCCTGTCCGCCCAGTGGGTGTGAACATAGGTGTAGGAAAGGCTGGCTGTGGGAGCTGGCCTTTTCTGTTTAACACAAGAGGCAAACAATGGAACAATGGGCAAGAGTACCGAAGCCATTTTCTGATCAATATGCAGTTAGCACAGAGGGTCGGGTATACTCACTGAAAACAAACAGACTAATGAAACTGCACAGCCCAAATCCAAAGCAGCCTGGGTACAAGCAGGTACGGTTTTCATTGGGCAGAAGAAAGCTTACGACTGGTACTCGTGGCAGGAGAGTCGCAACTGAATATAAAAGCGCTTGTTGGCTGGTCCATAGGCTTGTGTGCGCTGTGTTTTATCCAGACTTGTATACGGACGACTGCGAGGTACACCATCGTAACTTTGACCCCTCAGACAACCGCCTTGACAACCTTAGAATCATCTCGCCAAAAGACCATAAAGTCCTGCACAAAAGAATAAAGAGGGCGGTGAGGAATGCAAAGATGCGGGCCATAGAAAGGCACCGGGTGTGTCATCCAGTTTCGCCGCACCCATTAAAGCCTATTGGTGATCCCACAGGGCATCAGACCAAATTTATTTTCTAATGGAGAGAAAACATGACATTCATTGAAGAGGTTAAGCAGGACTGGAAGGTGAACAAGGCCAGTCGCATACGCAAAATGCTCTTCTGGGGCGCAATGGGATTCTTAGTCGGCAAGTTTATTTTCTGATTTTATTGCACCCAACTTAGGGCAATACTATCTTCTTCCTACCGACGGGCGACTGGCTCCGAGGGTGTGATAGGGCAGTGCGAGATACCCGCCAAACTTCAGTCTGAGACAAGCTGTTGGATAGGATAAAGTAAGTCCCCTGGCAAGAGCGTTGCCTACAGCATTAGGCTGTGCATCCCTTTGTGATTCCGGTGTCCCCCCAGCAACACACTCAGTCAGCGGCACCGATCTCTCTATTGAATCACAAGGAAGGGGGGGCTGTCTCTGACTCTTACTCTTCTCTATATCTGGCTATCTCTCTGGGCTCCTCCACCAAGGGTGTGATATGTCTAAGACAGGCAAGTCCCTGCATCTGAGCCAGTCCAAAAACGACCTCCAAAATAGGACACGCATTTGAAAGGGGGGTAAGGTGGGGGCCCCGGGAAAAAAATACCCATCCACCCCCGATGAATATTCGGTGAAGGAAAAGGACAAAGAAAAAGGGACAGCGGTAACCCGTTATCCCTTCTCCTGTTTGATATGTACCGGTTCGCAGTTGTTAGGACCGTTCTCCGGTTGATTGCTTTTGGTTACTTGTCAGAAAGTGCCGGTATATCTTCAACCTTAACAAGCGCAGACAAGTGAGATTCTCCGCGATATTCAACGCAGAACGACCCGTCCTCCGCTTGGTGTTCCTCCTCGCGAGGAAGTGAGGAAGTACCAACGCAGACAAACTTAACCAGCTCGCCTTCAAGATCCCGCCAAACTATCTCACCGTCGCGAGCAGTTAGGAAGATACCGGGGACGTGTTCAACGTATATATCCGCATCTTCAACGTCTTCACGCTTAAGCGTAGCGGCTCCCGGCTCAAAGTCTGGGTACCTTGACTCCGATGCCTTTATGTGTCCGTCAGTATAGCGGGAGGAAGTGAAAGCCGTGAATGGATCTCCCTCTATCAACCAATAGGGAGCCCAGCCGACGAGTCCCTCGGAAGGTATTTCTAACCTGTGGCAGAACATATCGTCAAGCCATTCTTGCATACCTTCAATACGGTAGGCGTTCTCAATGGCAGTCTGTAAGCGGTAACGTGTGGCGAAATAGTTTCTCATCGGTTTCCTCCTATTTAATCGGTTGACCAAATACGCGTGAGTCAAGCAAAGCGCGACAAGCCTCAACCGTGCAGCGTGACAGATACAGATCCGGTAGGCTACCGGATTCAATTCGTTCAATCTCCGCTTCCAATTCAGAGCGCGTCATGCTCCAAAGATTGGCGGCTTTCATCATTGCAAGAATGTCTGTACTTGAAGGTTTCATTGGTTCTCTCGGTTATACGTTGAAAAGGATTCCCGCGGCAAAACGCGCGAGGAAGTAGACAGCCGCGGTAAAGATGACGGCAAAGGATATGCGATCAGCTGTTTTCATGTCAGTCCTCATTTACATGATCGGCAATCTCTCGCCAGTTGATGATGCGCCACGCGTTTCTAAACAGCGTGAACGATATGCTTTGGGAGGTATTGATTGGGTCGTCCATTCCCGACAACGCCATTTCCGACTCCCATATCAAACCTTTTATCTGCTCCTCGGTCCACCGGATCTGCTCCTCCGTTTCTTCCTGCTCTTCGCGTCGTGCATTGCCAAGGTAATCCACCCAATGCATAGCCATAAGCCAAGTCTCGTAATTGCTCCATCCATTATATGTATCGGTCATTTTTTCTGGGCCTCCGCCCATTTTTTGTGACACCCAAATATAATGAAGACGCATCAGATACAAAATTTTTGTCACCTATTTCTGCACGGGTGAAACCTGGTGAACGGCACACCCAGGTCGCACCCAGGTTGCATCAAATCTAACGCCGAAACGGAAACGGGAACCGGAAAAACCCTACCGGAAAAACCCTACCCGCCGAAAAACCCCCACCGAAAAAACCCTACCCGCCGAAAAAAAGTCCAGCCGAAAAAAACGTCCTGAAGATGCTAAAAAAGGCGATTTGGGGACTGGACGAAAAAATTTGACTCGTATATATACCGCGTTTATATTTCAGGCGTCACAACAAAGCGCGGAGGCGCATGACAATGGAAAACAAAACCAAATGCTTCTCAGGGGATTGGCACTACAACTGCGATCTCAACAAGTACGATCACGTTTTTGAATGCTTAGGCTTCGGTAATACGTGGAACGGATGGGCAACTCCTATTGTAAACCGGAAGCAACTTGCCTCACTCGTTCAAGTAGAGCCTGACCTTTCCTTCAATGATGAGGGAAACCTTGTATACGTTTCACCTGAGTATGCACTTGATGAGGCATTCATCATTTGCCCTAACGGCAATGATTTGTTCCACCTTATTGATTTAGGGTGGTGCTTTGACGAACTCACAGATGAGGCTTAATCAGATGAAAGTACTATCACTTTGTGACTACTCAGGTAAATGGGCGAAACCATACGCTGACGCAGGACACACGGTGTTCCTTGTGGACCCAAAGCACAGACCTGCTGACGGGGAAAACGTGTGGACCTTTGAGGATGGCATGATGCGGTGTTCCGACACCGCCCGTGGATTCCTGAACCTGCTCCGTCAGGGATGGGTCAAACCTGATTTTGACATTATCCTAATAGCCGTGCCATGCACAGATTTCGCCTCAAGTGGGGCAAGGTGGTTCAGGGCAAAGGATGCAGATGGACGCACGGAAAAATCTGCTGAGATCGTCAGAGACTGCCTTGAGATCGTCAAACTGTGCAATCCAAAGGTGTGGGCATTGGAGAATCCCGTTGGCAGGATTGCATCCGTTGTACCTGAGCTTGGCAAGTGGGGACTGATCTTCAATCCGTGCGACTACGCAGCTCTTGCAGACGATCCCGATTCTGAGGCGTACACAAAAAAAACCTGTATATGGGGCAAGTTCAATGCGGACCTTGAACCTGCAAGGGTGGAACCCGTGTTCGTTACTGCATCAAACGGAGACAGGTACGCTCCAATTATGATGGCAACTGGCGGGAAGTCTGAGCGAACAAAGGAACTGCGATCCAATACACCGACAGGTTTTGCGCGGGCGTTCTTCAAAGCCAACAGTTAGCATGACCATATTCAACAGAGAGCGTAGCCATACCTGGTCGCGCTCTCTTTTTTTGTCCAGATGGGAGCCAAAAAAACAGCCAAAACAGCCAGGTTTGGGGGGTATGCACCGAAAAAAAGACGAAATTTGCGAAAGTCCAGTTCCGGTGCGATTTTACAAACGTCACACAACGGCGCGGAGGCGCAGAAAAAAATGACGGAATACGTATTCAAACTACTGGTTTGGCCCCTGTCGGGTGGCGAGCGTGAAGAGCTGTACTCCATAGAGGCAGATGACATCGCTGAGGCAAAGGGCGATCTGTTCGCCGCCACAGACCAAGATGAGAACTACTGGGAGTGGAAAATACTGGAGGTCTTTGAGCCGACACAGATAGAGTGGCAGAGACGATGATAGGCTACGTTCGGCATGGATCAGGGCCGCTATCGCCGCCCGAAGCACTGGCAGAGTGTCGCATATGCGAGTGTGCTGCGTACAGTTATGCTGACCTTGAGGACGGGCTATGCGATGACTGTGTAGAGGAGTACGTATGCATAGAGTGCGGCGAAGAAATGGGCGAGGATCAACAAACAGATAAATACGGGTACTGCCCGGAGTGTAAAAATGAAAACTCTTAAACAAGAGATCAATGAGGCTACCGCCCGATGGGGCGTGAAGCATGACGCAGAAAAATGCCCATCATGTAACGGGTCCGGCGAGGACTTGTGCAATGGTGATCGCTGTGGCGATTGCCGAGGAAAGGGCTATATCATCGTGGAGGTGACACAATGAGCATCAAGCATCCAG